CCAGTTGTTGAACTAGATGCATCAGTAGCTGAACTAATAGTTGCAGTTGCTGTTACTGTTAAGTCAGTTCCAACATATAATTTTTTAGCAATACCTACACCACCTGATACTACTATTGCACCAGTTGATGAACTAGACGAATCAGTAGTTGATGTTGATTTAACATCCCCATCAGTTAAAATTGCCCATCTGTTAGTTAATGTGCTATTAGTACCTGCAACTGGAGCAGTTACAAATAAATTAACTGCATCAGTAACTGTAATTGCGTTTGTACTTGCTAATATTGGAGCTTCTATTACGTTTATGTATCTAGATGATATTGTGCTACTAGCAGCCGTACTGTTATCTGTATAGGTACGAGCTTTTAATTTTAAATTAATACCATCAGTTGTCCATGCTAAAGAACTAATTGAAGAACTTGCAGTCATTAGTCCAATGCTACTTACCCACGCATTATCTGTTAAATTCCATGTAAATGTTTTATTAGTTGCACCTTTAAGTGTAATACCACCGCCGTTTGCAGTTGCATCAGATGCAGCACCGGCATCAAACTTAATGTTACCTACTGTGTTTGCTGTTGTACTAGTAACTGTAATTGTGTTGTTTACGGTATCAATTCCTGAAATTACAGGAGAAAAACCAAACGCTCCACTATACCCACTTGGCTGAGTACCTTGTTTACTAAGTGTCATACCGGGTATTAACCCAACTAATGATGACACATTAGTTATTGTTGCACTTAATCCGGTACCACTAATATAACCAGTAACATCAGTAGTAGCTACTACTGAACCTAACTCAATATTGTTGTCATCAACAGTTAACGACGCTGCATTAAGATCTGCACCGCCATTTAATACCAACTTACCATTAACTGTGACAGTGCCGGTTAATGTAGGTGATGTTGAGAATACTAAATTGCCAGCAGTGCCAGTAGGATCTGATATAACACCAAATAACTCCGAAGACGATGTAGTTGCAAACTTATTTAATTTAGTTGTACTGTCGTCATAAACAACAGTTCCACCTTTTCCAAATTTTATAAACGGTGAACATGTAAATGATAAACTACCAGTAGTACCACCAGTTGTTGAGATTGCGCTACCTCCATATGATGTAGATAATTGAAATGTACTAGAAGTATTCGTTGCAATAATGTAATACACACCTACAGGAACCGATCCGGTTCCTGTATTAGTACCACTAATGTTAACTTGCATACCCATTGCTAATACTACAGGCGCAACACTACACCCAAACCATCCATCATTTGTCGCTATTACTACCGATGATAATGGTTGATCTGCACCGGAAACAGTTAACGAATTATCAACATTTAACGTTGCTGATTTTGATACAGACGCATTTACATTTAAATTGTTAACGGTATTAGAGTAACTAGGATACCATTTGTTGCCATCTGTACTACTTACAACATATGTTAAGTATAATGGTTTTGAAACTTCGGCAATTAACGGTAATGCAATATTACCGGTTGTGTTAAAGCTAAATCTCCCAGTTGGTATTATAGTTAACGTTCCACCATTAAGTAAATCCATTGGCGGTATTATTGTATTAATAATACTAGTGCCTGAAACTTTTATAATCTTAAGAACAGGTGTAATACTTGATGCAGATGCAATTGTTGGGACCGATGCACCGGCATCGTCCCACCCTATATAATCTAGAAATGCAAATCGACCAAGATCGGAATTAGTTGGTACTTGATTTGGATTAGTTCCTACTATACTAACCATTATTTCAACTCCTTAGAATTTAATGTTATATCTATGTTTAATGTAAAGTACTTGTTCATATTTATTCCTTATTGAATTGTCATTCTTTGCAATTCGTTGTTACTTATTCTTAATGGGTAATATGTAATTCTTGCAATGTATTGTATACCAACACTAGTACCTGCTGTATAATTACCAATATATAATGTATCTACATTAGCATCAATAGTTGCAGCACTATCTGTTTGAATCGCTCTACCATTCCACCCATATGCACAATCATTTAATTTATATGCAATACCGTGCGACACTGCTGGTTTGTACAACATTATGTAAGTTGGTCCTGTTCCAAAAATTCCCGGATTTGATGGATACACTATCGTAACTGATGATAATGTACTAGAATCAAGTTTAAACACGCCGTTAAACGCTGAATTGCTGTTACCTAATATTTTATACCATACTGTAGTAGACGGTTTACTAGATAACGCAGTAAAGTTAAATGTTACTTTAATTCCAGCCGATATATCAATACTGCTTGATGTGATTACACTGCTGTCTGAATACCCGGTAAATCCAACTGGGTTACTAACTGCACTACTAGTTGCATTAAATGTTAATACATACGACGACGTTGATTTACATCCAAGTGTTATTGAATTTACATCAGTTGTATTTGTTAATTTAACTGTACTATAATTATTTGTAGATGAAGACGATGATTCAATTGTCTCATTAACAATTAGAGTTCCTTCATCCTGTCTATACCACGAACTAAAATTAGTTCCAGTAATTGCTGCATATTCCAATTCTCTCGTTTGAGTTTTACCAGCTTTTATTGTCCATGATGTAAATGTTCCACTACCTGTTACAGTTGTAACGTCTACAATTAATGTTGTACCTAGATGTGATGTTACTGTTCCGACTAATGAATTTCCTACAGTAGCAGTAATGGTAACTGATGCGTTATTTGGTATCTTTTCAACTGTGTTATTTCCATTTGCTGCAACTGTAAATGTTTTAGAGCCTGTAAAACCTGTAGAAATTGAATTACTAGTCGACGATGTTGTTTCCCAATCTGTTTTAATATACGAAGTAGCATCGGCATTATCAGTAGCTTCAAGTTGTGCACCCCATAACACCACTACTGCACTTGCCGGAATCATAATTGAAAACTTAGTGTTTGAGTTAGGTACTACTACCGGAAACGTATATCGCGTCAATGTTGATGTGATAGTTTGAGTAATCCATGGTGGACTAACTGCATTGTCTAATGCAATACTAATAGCACTTGTACCGCTAACTGATTTAGCCCATATTGAGAACACATACGGTTGTAGTGTACTAAGAGTTAATAATGTAATTGATAATACCCCATTAGATGCTGCAGCAGTAAATCTAATAGCATTTCCGTTAGTAGGTGCACCGCCAGCAACTGTTACTGTTGAACTAATATTAGATGTTGTCCATGTTGTAAATGTAGTTGAATATATTAATAGGTTTGTTTTTGTTTCTTCAATTAATAATCCTTTTGACACTCCTAATAAATCATAATCAAATCTTGGTTGATTAACTCCTACAGTAACTAATACTCCAAATGCATTATAACATGTTGCTATTGAATTACGAGTGAATGTTACACGCGGATCTAATGTTCTGCTGTTTGCAAAGTCTAATATCAACGTTGGACGAATTTTTACACGCGCTTCACTTGCATATAATCCGTCTGCTGACAATTCCGTTACCGCATTAGTTAAATTCCAACTACTACCTGATGATACTGTCCAGTTACCAACAACTGTACCAGCAGTGCCTGCAGCACCTGTTGTTAAATTAGCAGTTTGTATTTTACCAGAATTAGTAGTTGTTTCTAACGTAGTTACTGATATTATCGAACTTGTTGTAGTATCACCTATTGCTGACATAAATGGTTGATCACTACCGGCAGTCGGTGTATAAAACTTAATTACATTTGATGATGAATCAATTGATTTTTTATTGTTAACTTTTAATGTTTGTGCATCAATTGCACCAGCTGCATCGGTTTGAACTACGCAACTTGCAGTTCCATTAGTAGTGTACTGAATCGATTCATACGTATTAACTACTATTCCATTAACTACATTGGTAGTTTTAACACTCATTGCTCCTTGCAAAGTGAATGGTGCATTTTTAACACCGTCACCTAAATCTACAATGTCGCCTGGGTCAACTTCAACTACTGCGTTAATAGATTCTGTTATATTACCTAATATTTTCTTAGCACTAAGTTTTTGTAATTTAGGAAGTAATATACCAGTTGTTTTTGACGTTGAGTCTGCTAAATCAACCCATCCAGATGATGTTGAAAATACTTTATTATTAAACGATGCTACACCAGTTAGTGCTGCAATAGTACCAAGCACGGTTGCGGTACTACTAATATTAGCAGGAACTGTATATGTTACTGTAGTAGTACTACCGCCAGTTACTGACCAAATACCGTTATATTCTGCAGGTATAAACCCTACTACCTTAATTCTAGTTCCAGATGTAAATGGTTGAATTAATTGAGTAGCAAATGTTAACGTAACAGTGAACGGGGTGTTAGTGCCAACGCACGACCCTGCCGTAGCAGTAGTGGTAACCGCAGGTGATGCAACTGCACTATCTAATGACAATTTTGTATGATCAATTGCTGCAGTCTTACTAACCATGCTGTCACTAATTTTTTCAGATCCAATAGTTGATGATAATGTTCCTGATTCATACTTAATAGTAATATCACCAGTTAATGATTTATTAATCCATCTACCGTATGTAACAGGAGATGTCGGTCGTGCTAGTAATGCATCGTATACTAGCATCTGCGAAGTTGATGCAGAAGTTATAGATGCATCATCTAATTGATAAAAATTACTTTTTCCGTCAACTTTGTTTGTAAGGTATCCTACATTTACTGCACATGAATTATCATTTGCGTTAGTAACTATACCAGTTATAACGTGAGTATTCATTGATAATGTACCGGTCATCCCTACTAATCCAGATAACGGTAAATATCCAGGTCCGATTTTAGATGATGGAGGAAGTTCTGATCCGCCGTGATCTATACCTAACCGTTTATCAATATATCCGCGAACTGCACTTTCAACTGGGACTTTATTAGATGAATTATCCGTCATTGACGAGTCTGTTGAAAACTCAGATACTACCGCGCCACCTCTATTAAAACCAAATGCACTAACATTTGATAATGCTAAATTTGAACTAAGAGTTACAATACCAGTACCTTGATCTACTGAGAAGAATCGTCCTACTCTAAATATACCATCTTGGTTAGTTGACACATAGAAACAACGACCAACTCCTTCATCTAATGTTTCGTGTGATACTTGTCTACTTAACGCAGGATCACCATAGATTGAATATGGGATGTTTGTTGTACTATATCCGCCAGTACCTATATCACAGAAATCGTGTCCAGTTGATCGACATGTACTAATACGTGTTGTAACTTGAGCACCTACTCCTGTTGGATAACCTATTTCAAACGTGTACGAAACCGATGACGTAAACGGTTTGCTAATCCCTAAACTTGAGCTAGTTGCTGCTGTATTAGTTGGCGTAACTGAAGTAAATGTAAATGCACCTGATACACCCGATGTAAATGCACCCGGAGTACCCGGATTATATGAATAAAACACCTGTAGAGATGTTGTAGAACCGGTAGCAACTACTTGTACTATGCCATTAAATAAATTATTGCTGTTCCCGGCTATCTGAACCCACGACCCTGCAGTTAATGCAGATGTAAACGCAGTAGTAGTAAATGTTACAACATATCCACTATTTGCAGTATATGTTATTCCGTTAACTGTACCAGCATATGATGTACCAGTAGTATTTACTGCACTAGACACTGCAGTTATAATATTAACTTTTGAAATTGAAGTAACTAACGGTAATGTGCCTGCAATTCCTGGATTAAATGGATACTGTACAGTTACACGAGTTGTAATCGGTGCCGGCGATGCATTAACAATAACAATGCCATTATACAGACTATTACTATTACCTGATATCTTAACATACGATCCGCCAGCCGGTGCACTAGCTAATGCAGCAAATGTTATTTCTACATCATAGAACCCGCTAGTAAGATACTGTGTCGGAATGCCACTAGTTGCAAGGTATGTTGTTTCATTTGCATCAAATATTCCAGGATCTCCTGTGTATAGCAACGTCATTGAAGATGTTGTAATACCCGATGTTGCTGTAGAATCTAATTTTACTGGTGTTGATAACACTGCTCGTAACGTTGGTGTGCGTCCGCCTGCTGGAGGCGGTGTAGGAGTAACGGTAGGAGTTGATATATAACCAGATCCTTTTAATATCATAGTAATTTGAGATATTCCGCCGTCTGCATTAATTGTACAAGTTGCAGTTGCAGTTACTGTAGATTCAGTAATTGTTAGTTTTGGTGCGGTTGTATAACCCGACCCCCCGTCAACAATTAAAATTGACTCTACTACTGCCGGAATTGTTGCCCTAACTGGTACATTTATAGGTACCCAACATGCTGGACTTACATATATCGTATTACCTACAATTGATTGAACTATTGCATTATTTGTAGAAGTATTCATAAATGCACTTCTAGAAATAGGTGTAGTAATTTCTAACGATAACAACACATTATTTGCAAAATTGGTAAGAGGAGTACCTGAACCTGCACCTGTGCCAGACGTTGTTTTTAACACAAAGCTAGTAGTAGTAGGCATTGAGTAAACATAATAATACGGATTTGTTATAACAATTGCATCATATGTTGTACCACTTACTGTAGTAGAAGCAACTGCAGTTTTAAACACTACTAAGTCTCCTACTGATAAATTATGGACAGTTGATGTTGTAAACGTGCTATTAGATGCAATATTTGTAACAAAAATTTGGAAAGTTACTACCATTCCTGTTGTGTAATCAGTTGCAGAACCAATAGTAATAGCTGTTTGATCTACAACCGATGCAACTTGATACGAACCATTATATGCAGTATTAGTTACTGTGCCAACTACTTTAACATACCCGTTAACTACTGGTAGTTTATTATCTTTATTAAACGGTATATCAAATGTTACTAATTGATTAGTTGTACTTCCAGTTTGTAAAGTTTTACTGTTATACACTAATGCAGGAACAGGCTCACCTGTTGCATTATTGTTAATAAGTGCAGTAGGTGATAATTCTAAATAACTAGTTGCATCGGCACCAAATGTAAAAATACCGTTTGCTGTTAAATTAATAGCTGCTGTATTATCAATAGTTCCATTAGTTGGATTATTAACAATAACACTAACTGTTCCAGTATCTGCAACTGTATACGACGCTACTGTTCCTGCAAATTCAATAGCACCAGTAGTTGGATGTCTACCAACAATTAACAAATCTGCATATATTGGTCCTGTTAATCCATTAAGGAATTTTAACGTACTAGTGTTAAGTGTCCATTCAGAAAACGTACCAGTTACTGCAACTGTTGCAGGAACATATTGAATAATACGATGTAATCTACCATTCCATGCAGTGACATATTTTTGTTTTTTAAGTTGATCAATAGTTGCAACATTTGAAATTGGGTTACATGCAATTCGTACATCACCTACTTTAGAACCTTGGGTTTTAGTTGAAAAACTAACTGCACCATACGGTGTAATAGATGGTGCAGTATCTAATGTAACTGCATACTTAACACCACTTATTGTTGTGCTAGTTATTGCAGTACCGGTATAAGTAGTTTGCCAGGTAGCATTACTACTATTAAATTTAGTAATATAAATTGCAGTTGAAATGCCGTTAATAGTTAATGTCATTCCGGTTGCAACTGTACCAGTTAATGTTCCACCAACAGTTAATACACCTGCAATACTAACAGTACTACTAGTTGACGAAAATGTACTTGCAGTAGGTGCAGTAGTAATATGTTGACCAGTAAACCCTATACCAGATATGAACTGACCTTGTGCAAGAGTTTCGCCTGCAGCTACATTATTAACGTAGATAGTTGCACCTGAATTAGAAATAATTCTTGCACTTATATCTGCTGGATCCCCATATGCAATCAATTTAGATGTTGACAATGTATAATACAAAAACTCACTATCACTTTGTAAAATTGCAGTATTAGCTGATAACGGATCACCTGTTGATTCGTTTAAACCATATGAAACTATTCTATATACATCATTTAAATTGTCGTTGTATTGTAATGCAGTTGATGGTCTAGTTGGTTTAACATTATCAACATTATAGAATTTAAGACTGTTCATTGATCGAACAGTAACAAGTTGATTATGATACAACGCAAGTTTTAAACCAGTAGATGAGGTACCGTTATTACCCGACGAACTTAAATTTAATTTAAGAACCGTGCTGCCCGCCGCTTGTACAGTAGTATACTGTATTGACGAAATGGTGTACGAAACGATAGTTCCACCGTTTAATGTATGATCAATTTCTAAAATTGACCCATTAGTTGGAAGATAATCCCAGCCGTAAACATATACTTCCTGTGCTGCTACTGTTGCAGTTGGAGTCATATCTAATGCGGTTAATCCTTGCTTGTACACTCTCATAGTTTGAATCATATGATTTGAAAGTGCTACACTGTCTGGTAATTCAGTAACGTCATAACCAGATGCACGCATTCCGTAGTTACCAAACGAGTTAGAACACCCTACTCCTCGTAAGTTACTACCATTGTTTGCCCAAAATCCAGTATGTGCATAGTAAGTAAATGTACATACTTGCTCAGTGAATGCACCATTGTTTGCTAAAATACCATATGCTAAATCGTTAAACATAGCAAAGTCGTTGCCTAGCATTGAACGGTTGCCACCTGTTTCTATATTAATTTTTTGACTAGCACCGCTAATTAAATAAGAAACTGTATTAGCTGCAATGTCTATTATGCTAGTATAATACATTATTTGAGTATATATGCTGTTTTGAGTATATATGCTGTCATCTACTATTGGGAACCATTCTGGTCCAAGCACTAGTGTTAATGTTGCACCTGTACCTGTACCAGCCGATGCTGCAGTGCCTTGCGCTCTAGTAGTTGACAGACTAGTCAATGATACCGGAGCAGTTGTAAAACTTCCGGCAACTGACCCGGTGCCTGCTATTTTAAAATCAACAGCTGTTACTTGCCCAGCTGCATTAACTTCAGTAACCCATGCTTTTACATCATTAGTAGTAGCTACTGTAAGTGTAAGTAGATTGCCTACTACGTATGTACCGGTTTGAGTGCCGCCTATTGTTGCAGAAACTACTTTACACGGTTGACTTACTGTTGGTGTAAATACACCAGCATCAGTTGGTATAGTAGCATCAACATAATCAACTAATATGTCAAATAACGGATCTAACGTTGATTGGAACGTTACGCTTGCTGCCGACGTTGTATCTTGTGATCCAATAGTTCCTGGAGTTTTAGTAATTGTTCCAAAACTAGTTGTCCAGGTAGTTGATCCATGTATAATTGAAGGCAATAATATTTTTAACCGATTAAATACTCGAACACATATAGATGAAACGGTCGGAATATATGAAACTCCGTTATAAAACGAAACGGCACAACTATATGTCTGGCTAGTTCCACCAAACAATAAATCATATGTCATTGCATCAAGGATATAACCAATATCTCGCTCACTAGTTAATTGATTATATTTTGCATAATTACTAAGAACCGTTGACTGCGCAATATACGCACTAATTTCAGATATAATAAACGATTTATTTCTTCTAATGATGCTACATGCTGCATTTAAATTTGTATAATCTGCTACCGAATTTGGTAATACCGGCCATGTAACTCCTGCAGACGGTTCAACTCCACTTAAAATCATACTTGTAATAATATCAATATTACTATTAAACGATAAATTAGATGCTAAGGTAGGTGTTTGAGATGCAGCATACTTAATCCCCGAAACAGTAAGATCTTGCAATGATCCAAGTAGTAAACTAGAATACGAAGCTAAAAAGCGACGACCTGCATGTACTGATCGGTATGTAGTATTCAATACTACGTCAGATGCTGCTGCATCAATAACATATCTAACATCTCGTCTTGTTTTTTGCAAATTAAATGTTATTTCATGAGTAGCTGCATCATACAAGTATGGAGTGGTGTTATCTAACGTTAACTTAACAGTTGCAGTTGCTGGATTAAACTCCACAACGTCATCAATTTGATAACGCTTACCTCTTACATAAAACGAGCACGGTGCTTGCGGTGGTCTTATATCAAGTCCACTACTTGGTCCAAACACAATTGTGCCTGACGGTGTTGCATCTGCAACTGCACTTACTACTAGTGTCCATTGAATTTCGTATAATCCGGCACTAATTAATACCGATGCTGACGTTGCACTTACTACTGTTTGATTAGCTATAAATCCGACACCTGAAACAACCGCACCTACAAGAATATTTTTATCAACTTTGTTCACTACTAAGGTCTTAGTACCTGCAGTCCAACTTACAACGTTACTAACTGCTCTGATCATCCCTTGAACAGTTACAGTAATACCAAGATCTTCAACGTTAACAATAGTACCGTATAACCGTCCAGCAAATCCGTCAATATATTGACCACCTGCAAATCGTTTATAATTATTACTTTGTGAAAAACTAGAACATTCTTGAATGTACGGTGATTTAGTTTTAATATTGCCAGTCGGATCTAGCACCATTGCAAACCCGCCCTGTCCTTGGAAGGTTATTCCTGTTACCCTATTCCCTTCGTTACACAATAATACGTCAATATCTTTATTATTTTTAGCTTGACTAGATGGGTCTGATGGATCAGTTAAATAGTGATACCCGTAATTTTGAGTATTAAATAACTTCCATTTAGTAGGAGCAAGTGTTTTTGCAACATTAAACGGATAAATTACAGTACAATTCATAATGTTACCACTTACTGAATCAACAACTGCCTTACCTCGTTTTTTATTACCTTCACTTTGTTTAATAAATTTTAAAGCGGCAGTAATTGAATCAGCTATTGAATCAGTTAACGATGGAAACTTAATATTAAACGATATTGTTGTAATTCCGTTGTTATCAGTTGCACTAGACACTGCAGTAATTGTCGATCCTGCCGGTATATATGAAACAGTAGATAATGAATCACCTACATAGTCACCTACCGAAATTGTTCCAGTTAACTTAGTAGAAACAACAGACCCGGTAGTAGTACCAACTCCGGAATTTATTTTAGCATGTGCAGTAGTAGTTGCTGATGCTTCAGCATTAGCGTTGTCAACTTCTAAATCAGCAAATACTTTACCGACCCAGCCTAACGGTGCTTGATATCCGGCTAATGTAATTGCAATCTTAGATGTAGTACCACTAATTGATGCATAAATGCCGTCTGGTGCATTATTAACGCCGTTGTACTCAACAACACCAATTTCTAATGCATCAACAATTGAATCACGATAGAAGAATAATTTACGCCATGGGCTTTGACTAACACGATTAATTGGACGAATAATTGTTCTGCGGAACTCGTCACCTTTAAGTGAAATGTTTGGTGATAATTTTAACGGAAAATCTTCATAATAAATACCACTTTCTACAAACATTGTAATTTGTAAATCGCGAACAGTTTCACCAAATTCTACTTCTTCATACAATTTGAAAAAATCTGGTCGAATTAATCGAGTTTGAATAGTATCAACACCAGCTATTAAATTAACACCTGAAGTATCTGTACCTGATACATATTTTACAATAGTAGCACTTGCAGTTGATGCTGTGATATTAGCGAGTTGATTACCTACTCCTGCAATAATTTTAGCTGGGAATATATCAATGTTATTTGGTTTACCTTGATCAACATATCCTTTATCACCATTTGATACCGCTACATGCCAAATACCTGTACCAAACGTTGCAGTTACCATTTCCGGTGCATTGCCAATACCATTTTCAATAATATCAAGCATGATATTAAAATTATTAACAAATGTAGTATCTCTTGCTAACGATGATACTGTTAAATCTGTTCTAGTAATACCAACTGGTACTATGTTAATTAACGTACTTGCTAAATCTGCAGAATTAGAAATAACAGAAATTTGAGATACTAAACTTTGATATCTAGTCTTATATTCTTTTTTAAGAATCTGATTTGCTAAATTTTTAACAAATTTAATACCAGTAATCGATTGCTCACCTGTAGACCCTAATCTGCCACCATTTTTATAAAAACTTTTTCCTGTATTAATTGACTGCCAGGTGCCATCAGTTATTAAATCAATTGACATTGCATTAACAATTGACCCAATATCTTGATAACATAACGTTTCATTATACTTAAATCCGCCCGCAAACGTAGTTTTAATATGTTGTATAGTATCAGTTTTAATTGTTTCAGTATTACTAGTAAACAAAGATCTCACAGTAGCTGCAGATCGATACGGCTCAACTAATTGGAGTATTGTGACAGATTCTAACAGAGGTGTACTACTTGTAGTACTTGTAGAAAACGCAGTATCAATAAAATTGCTAATTGGGTTAATCCCAAACGCGCCTGAACTGTTAATAATATTAGTTTGGGTTATTATATCATTTACAGTAATTCCGGTTGTATTATTTCCAACACCGATTAATGTAACTGTGTTCTCTCCTGCATGCAACGTTGCGGTTAATCCAGTTTTAGTCCCCATATTAAACGTTACAGGTCCGCTAATAGCATGATTAACATTAACTATAAATTCAGTGCTACTATTAATTGCTGTTACTTTTACTAATACATCGGCTGCAACTTTAATTTGTTTTTTAAGTTCAGTAATCAAACTTACTGCAGTATTGTCAACTGTACTTAAATAATTAGTTTTATTGTTGGAATCTGTATATGCATTAATAGTTGCAGAATAAGTAGCTGATGAACCACCATATGTAATGTCATATGCCACTGCAAGAACTACATCTGTTACATATTGTTTATACAACGCTTCCAAAACACCGGATACTTTATTTCCAGACCGAGCAGCGTATGTATTATTAACAATTGTACTTAATGAAGTTGTCATAATAGCAGTTCGCGCTGCATTTAACGCCTCTTTAGTTGTATTGCTATACACTGACGTAATTGTACTTGGGAATGTTGGTAAATCAACTGGGTGTATTCCGTTAGTAATTGTAGTTGAAATAAATGTAAACAAGTATTCAATTTGAGATTTAACAACACCGTCTTCATCAATTACAGGATAAAAATGATCAATAAACCACGGTACTGTTGTTCTAGCATACCCATCCGATTCGTTTGAATCAGTAGCAGTTGTATATGCAGGAATGTTTGTAATTACTGTATTTCTAACAGCATTACGCGCTGGTGAAGCATATGATACAAATGGATAAAATGTATATGATAATCCGGATAATGTACCTTCAGTTCCGATTGTTAACGGATTACCGTTGCCATTTGCATTTCCTAATTGGAAAGATGAAGTTCCATTAGTTGCAATAATAGGATATGTTCCTTCACTAATGACTCCGCTTCCTAAATTAGTACCGCTAATTTTAACATATTGACCAACTGCTAATGTAGAAATTGCAGCTGGAGTGCTTACACCAGTAGTTGCTGTAATTGTGCCAGTTGAATTAATGTTAACTGTTACTCCTGCCATTGTAGTTGGCAACAACGAAATAATATTAACTACACTGTTAATATTAAGCGATATTGACGTAGCACCAATAATTCCACCAGTTAACGAATTGTTTCTATACTGTTTTACCGATTGTTGATAGGTAGTAGCAAGTGGTATATTTTGTATAATATCTTGAGCTATTACATTAATATATCGAATTGATGCTGTACAAGCATCAGACGATGCACTTGACATGTTATTAATAAATGATTTAATTTGTGTCGCAGCGTGCGTACTTTGACTGTTCCCGCCGTACAGTAAATCATACGCAAGACTCAACACTAGATATTTTACATCTTGAAGACACCCTTCTCTATTATACGTTGCTAATGGAAATTCTGCACTTAAATACGAAACTATTTCTGCTTGAATAAACGAAATATTTGATATTAATAATTCTTTTGCATTACTATAACTAGTAACATCATACCCATTAGGTGTATTACTAAGCGGTGGCATTACAACAGTTGGTAACATGCTGCCCGATGCTACTGCTGAGATTAATGATGCATTATTAAGAATTGAATTTGATATTGTTGAATTACTAGCAACTCCAGTAATTGATAACAGCCGGTTAATTAAGTTAGCTCTATCAAAATACGGACTGGCATATCCAGAATTTGCAGCAACAGTATACGCTCCGGATGTTGTAAACCCAAAACCAGAAACGTCGACTTCAATTTGGAGTGTTGATTTGGTTAAATCTATCGGTCCTGTTACAATTCCGACAAAATTAGATAATGATTTTGTTGAAGTTGATCTAGTTAATACAGCATTAACTAGTATTTGGCTACCGATTGGCAGAATGTTAGTTGGCTGTTCGTCAAAGTAAAGTGTTAACGTGTCACCACTAAAGTTTGCTGATTTAATAGTAATTGGGTTAACTACTAACATTGACTCTAACTGACTCGCTGATATACCGGTATTTGCAGTAGTAAATGATAGTCCAGTTTGTAAACTTTGATAATTTGAACTAACTAAAAAATCATAACATAATGCATTAACAATTGCAGCTGTATAATTTCGTAAATTAGGAACATTATATGAGAAATCAGTAAATTGAAGTTTAACAAAATCAATTATTGAGTTCCATTGTATTAACTCATCGCTAGATGGATGGTTTCTTAAGTATTCAACTGCAAACCAATATGAATTGTAGGTTAATGCAGGAGTTGGTCCCTGCGAGTCTACTGCGCCTAACATTAAATCATCAGATACTGCTGAAATTAAATTACCTATTTTAATTTTCAACTCAGACTCAACAAACGAATATTTATTTACATATTTTTTGTTAATATATGCAATCGTTTCTGCTTGAATAAATGAACGGTTAGCTTGTAATAAATCATATGCAGCAATATACCCTTCAGTATCAGATTTTCCACTAGTTAATGTTACTTTTTGAATTGTTGAGAAATGTAAGTCAGCGCCGTTAGTCCATGAAATACGTTGTTTATATGGGCCTGGTTCTTGGCTTGCTAATTCAATTAATGATTGAGCATGTAATAACGCAGCACCGACAGTGTTATATGCATAATTCCAAAACCGACCTTCTTTTCCATTTGGGGTATTTGTTTGTAAATCGTTACCACTACTTGCTGATACATATAAGTTAACACTACTTGAAAATGTTTTGTTATCTACATATAACTTAGTAGCAGCTTGTAAGTCAGTAACATCGTCAGTAACAACCGCATTTAATGGTGTTGGATGATTACTTAGATATAACGGTCCAGACATTGTATCGCCACCGCGATACACTAAATCTTTACGTGGAACTAACGCATTTGATAGGTAATTACCAGTTAACGATGCATCATAAAATGCACTAGTTGTATCAATTTGTGTAGGTTGAGATGATAATTCTGGTGTAAGTATGCTACCGTCAAGTTGTTTAAAACCAAGTGCACCGTTATACACCCCTAAAAATGTTTCTGCTGCATACCCAACTGTTACTGGTAAATCGTTAAGGGTTGTAGGACCACCTGCACCTGGAATATTTTGCCAAGTTGCATTGTATACGTCTACTGCAGATTGATTTGGGTACGGTAATTTGCCAATTGGTAGATTTGCTGCATTTAAAGGACGTGATAAGTACGGCAATAAATCTGCCGAAAGCTTTGTGCTAGGTACAGACAGTTTTAATGCACCATCTACTATTCGTGCAACTACAGTTCCGTCAGTAGTGATACTACGGGCTATTAATCTATCACCGTTACTGTTGATCATCATAATCTGATCTGCTTTATATGGCAGATTAGTAATTGGATCTATTAATGGTCCGTCAGATAAATCAGTAAGACGTAACCCGCCTTCAAGGCCGGTTGCTTTGGCTACAAAGTCAAAATTTTCATTAACTTTAGTAAATGCACCACGGATACTGTCTCCAGTTCCATCGTTACCTTCGACACCAATGTTGATCGTTTGTATTGTCATTTTAAGTTACACTCCTGCGGTAAACATGTTATTTTATAATATTTATCAAATATATTTTATAATCTTAATGTAAATACTATAATGATTATTACTACAACATATGTTACTACTGAATATACTCGAACTAGTAAGTTAGGACATACACATTCATATTTTCGAAAAAAAACTATTATAATTTTAAGATGCGATAATTGTGGATTAATTTTTAATCGAGACAAAGGTTCTATTGCACCTGATCGAGTTTCAGATCAAGTGTATCATGTATGTCAACATTGTAATGCTAAACAGTTTGCACAATCAAAAGGAGTTGAACGACGATTAATATGGAAAATGCCAGTTAGTAGTCTTAAGACATTAGACCAATTATAAATATGAAAAAGGAGATATTATGTTTGAATTCATTAAATCGTTATTTAGAAAAACCCCTACCAAACCTGTAGCCTCTACTGGACCGGTACTTGTACATGCTGATATTGGCGAAAGCATTGTTATTAAAGAAGTTGCATTAGCAACTACTAAACCAAAAACAGCTAAACTAAAAACTACAAAACTAAAAGAAGTTAAACCAATAGCAACTGTTACTGAAATTAAACCTGCAGTAGCTAAAGGTGTTAAAGCAGCTAAACCAAAAACACCTAAACCTAAACAGGCAAAAGTTGAACCTGCAAAAATTGTGCAACTTGTACAACCGTTACCAACTAAGAAAAAAGGTCGTCCTAAAAAAGATACTACTGTTTAGTCATTAAAAAAGGCAGCCTAAGCTGCCTTTTTTCTTATCCTGTATATCTACAGTGGCTTTTACGAGTTTCCCACAGCTCAACTGCAGTAACCTTTGCTACATCACCTATACGTGATTGAGCATACTCAAACAAATATTTACAAATGTTTTCGCTTGTTGGTACAAAATCAACTAATACAAAACTATTATAATGTAATTGCATACTGTCTGTTAGCCCGACCCAGTTATAACTTCCTAAATTTGAAAAGTTTTTAAAATCTTCAATCTTAGGCATGTGACTTGCTGTGATCATATCAAAATTTGGATCGTTAATATCAATCATAAATTTATGATCCAATACATCATCTACAAATTGTTTCATAAAGTTTAAATTCTTAAAGTCTGTAACCATTTCTGAATGATCTAAAGTATCAGACCCTAAAAATACTTTAATTGAATAACTGTGACCATGTAAATGCTTGCAGGCACAGTCAGTTGAAATACTTAACTCAACATGATTTAATTTTTGTGCCCATACTCTGTGTCCCATTTCAAAATGAAACTCTTTATCTATTTCCCATTTCATATAATTGCCTGTCTATTAAAAAGCTATATTATATAATCATTGCTTCAAGAAGTCAACCTACTTCTTCATATCAGCACAACTATCTACTGCTGGACAATCGTTGCATATGTTGCCAGCTGTTTCTTTACAATTCACAATAATCTTTATTTGGTCAAGATCTGATGTAATCTCAGTTAATATTTGATATTCAGAATGCACAGCCCTGACTATTTTACCAATTGCACTAACTGTCCAATACCACCAATTTATACTAACTATTAAACTAACCGAAATAATTCCCCACCAAATTAAATTATTATCAAGACTAGAAAGATAAAACCAACTAACAATTATACCAATTACTGCAACTACTACTACTGAACTAGCATATAACCATAACCTACGTTGTTTATAAATTTCTTCTAAATCATCAGTGTGATTCTTTATCTTACTAGTTATATCACCCATTACACTCCAATCAATCCAAACGGTTTCCATTCTCCCGGCGTACCCGTTTGCAAACATATCCAACCAACATATCCATTAGCTGTTGGATTTTCATTCCAGCAAATGTCACCTTTTACAAAAGAACCGACTACTGGAGCAGCAATTCCAGTAACAAACTTTTTATTGTTAAAACTTACATCACCATTTACTGATAAACTAACTGTTGGATCAGGGTTATTAATACCAATTGATAATGGACCAAACACTTTAATTGGAGTAGTTGCATTTAATTTGTTACCTAGCACAATTTCATTAGGATCACTGTATAGTACAACTGACTCATTAACTGATAATACTAATTTAGATTTTGCATCTAATCCATTAGTGTTAATAGTTATAGAATCGGCTATGTTAACAACCGGCGTATTAACATGTGATGCTGACGTTATTCCGCTATCAAAGGTTACTGTTCCTAATACCGATAAAGATTTTAACTCTCCAACTGATGTTAATTTTGAATCAGTAATATTATTACCAATTGCAGTTTCTGATAATACTTCAGTGCCGTTGATGTAATACGACCTCCCAGCAACTATATCAATTGACTCAGTTGACCAAAATCTGTCCGGTAATTCACTTAAAATAAATTGTTTTAATGCACCAATCCCTGACCATAGTAACCCTTTCCCATAGATTGAACTACTAGCAGATGTATTAAATTCTAACGAAGTTGTTCTTTCTATTCGTGTATCAGAAACTACGCTGTCAGCATATAATGATCCAAACACTCGCAACACACCAGTTTTACTTAGTTCATTGCCAATATGCACCTCTCCATTATTTTTTACTACTAATCTAGGTAAATTATCACTAATGATTGCAACATCATGATTTGATCTTGTTCCGATATTAGCCAAATTATAAACAGGACTGCCAATTGAAATCTCTACATTGTTATCAACAATACTAATTGACGCCGACGGTTCAGATGTTCCTAATCCTAATCGATTACTAGTACTATTAAAAAATGCAAATCCACTTAACGAAGTATCACCGTAAACTGTTAACGCAGTTAACGGACCAACTTGTCTTAAACTACTTTTAGAAATAGATGGTCCTAAGCTAGTTGCAGAAATTACCGGAACATCGTCGATCCTATAAGACGCATCAGATGGGATATCAAATGAATTACTATTCCACAACCGACCACCTGACCGATAAATTAATTGGGTTGTTTCGGTGTTGTGTATCCATTTAAGTCCTCGTCCGTTAAGATCGTCGGTTGTATTAGCGATCCATTCGGCATTAGGTGTTAAGTCTTTTTCTTGCTCATTGTCAGTAATTAAATTTTTAACACGCAACGTATCGGCTACAATAGTATCTGCAGTTAACAAATGTATAACTGACTCGCCAGTAACCTGTAAGGTATTAGCTACATTAAGGTTAGTAGTAACTGAAAGGTTATCAATAACAATAATATCGTTTTGTATAGTAAGTAGTTGGTTCATAATTAGCTCTCTTTTAAATATTTATCTTAAATTTCATTATGTAAACTACATAAAAAACATATAAATACTAAAAACGAGAACACTTATGGCACTAGACGTTTGGAACAAACCCTCTGGATATTCATTTGGAATATTCCAAGAAAGAACTACTCTTAACATACCGTTACCGGTAGGTAATTACACGAATGTAACTTACAACGTTATTTCTGGCAACTTACCTACTGGATTACGAATAGTTAATAATGCAATCATCGGCGCTGCTTTGGAAGTGTTGCATGAAACTACATATTCATTTTGCATTCGAGCAAGCACCCCTACTGAAATTGCAGATCGAACCTTTAACATTACCATTCAAGGAGAAGATGCACCGTTATTTGTAACACCTGTAGGATTCTTACAAGTTGGAACTGGAACATATAAACAATATTTTGCAATTGATAACTCAATTATTGATTATCAGCTAAGTGCAGTAGACACTGATACAATTGCAGGTGCAAAACTAAGTTATTTTATCTCAAGTAAAGACGGGCAGTTGCCGCCGGGATTAACCCTTAGCACAGATGGTAGAATTTTTGGTCGAGTACAAGCAGTTACTGAAATTAGATTAGACGATGGCGACGGCACATACGACACTGGGTTATACGGAGTAAGTCCTTATGATTATGCATTTTATAACTATACTAACAACTATGCAACACAGATTTCTAATGGCGGATATGAGTTTTATCCATATGATGTAATTTACGATTACATTCCTGATGTACTGCCGTTGCGATCACTTAATAGAAATTACGAATTTGTAGTTACTGTATCAAATGGTGTGTCGTTGTACGATCGACGAGCATTTCAAATATATGTTGTAGGCGATACTTGTTTTAGAACTGATTCAACTGAATTAATTTCTGACACTGGTCTATTTACTACTGATGTAACATATTTACGAAATCCAGCGTGGCTTACTTCAAAAGATCTCGGAAGCCACCGTGCTAATAATTATATTACACTATTTTTAGACGTCTACGACTTAGGTGAGATATTTTACAGGTTTGAAACAACCACTACTATTTGGAAGCCAAATCATTATTACTATGTAGACGATTTAATTTATATAAATTCATTGCTATCGTATATATGTACTGTTAATCACAGATCAGGGATTTCAATTGCATTAGATAATTGGCATGCATATGGGTTACCTCCAGGTATGAAGTTTGATCAAAAAACTAGTGAAATATTTGGATATGTACCGTATCAAGCAGTATCTTCAAAAATTTATAAATTTATAGTAACTGCGTATAGATACGGTGACACTGTATCTGATATTGCATCGTCATCAAGAACATTTTCAGTTAACATTATAAGCGAAATTAATACCGTGTTAACCTGGGATACTGATTCAAATCTTGGAACGTTAGCTGCAGGGTACAACTCAACGTTATCAGTACATGCAACATCAACTGCATCGGCATCTCAATTAATTTATAGAAAAACTGACGGAATGCTACCACCTGGTTTAAAGTTGTTAGCTACTGGTGAAATTAGCGGAAACATAAATCATTATGCTACTGTGTTATCATTTGACAACGACGACCTCACATTTGATCATAATAGAACTTCGTTTAGACAGAATACAGTTGATCAATACGGATTAATATCATTTGATTTTAAACCAACAGTTGAAACGACGTTTAGAGATATAGTTCCCGTACTTGATAGTAACGGCAACACAACGTCGTTTGTTGAGTTAAGCACTACATTTAACGGTAATGGTGTTGTTACGTTCAACAAATATAAATCCATTGATGTCGGTACTATAACATTTGATTATTGTGCATATCCGTACAACAGTGAAACAAACACATTTATTGATAATCCGTATGAAACATCATTTAACATTGATAAAGTAACATTTAGAGATTTATTAATCAACGTATTAGATAAAGATACTACATTTGACGATGATACTACTACCATTGATCATAAGTTTACATTTAATGTGCGGGCAGCTGATCAATATGTATATAGTGCAATCGATCAAACATTTACAATTGATGTTAGCACACCAAACTCGTTATCGTATAATAACATATACGTTAAGCCGTTCTTAACTCTAGAACAACGAGCAGTGTGGTCTTCATTTATAAATGATCCTACTATTTTTACATTGGCAAACATTTACAGACCGTCAGATTTAAACTTTGGTGTACAAACAAATTTAGAAATGTTGATTTACGCAGGGATTGAGGATAAACAAACTTGGTTATATGCCGAATCGTTTACTAAAAATTTTAAAAAGAAGCAATTTCGATTTGACGGAGTGCATAAGGCAATTGCAATGCCAATTGGCACGTCGACACCGACATATGAAATTGTGTATATTACAATGATTGACCCATTAGAAATTGGAAAATCGCATTTATCAAATCAAATTTCTATTAACAATACTCAATATTATCCTAGTAGTACCTCAATATGGCAAGATCATATTAGAGATGTTGGATCAACAAAAGGTAATTTGTTGCCGTTATGGATGAGATCAATCCAACCTGGGACACGATCAGAATTAGGGTTTGTACTAGCAATACCGTTATGTTATTGCAAGGTAGGCAAAGCAGACGACATTATTTTAAATATTAAATATAGTAACTTTGATTTTAAATTAATTAATTATACTGTCGATCGTCTCATTATAGACGCCGCAACTAACGACAATAGCGATAAATATATCATATTCAATAATAACAGGGAAACAATATGAGTAACATAATTTTCAATAATATAGATGTAACTTTTCCAATTGCAGGGCAAGATAATCCAAGTAAAGGATTCCGTGATAATTGGGGTTACATCCAAAATGCATTATCGATTGCTAAATCAGAAATTTCTGCGTTAGAATCAACTGCATTATTAAAACACAGTTTAACTAGTAATACTACAAAAGTCGAAAACAATTTAGGAGGCAGTTCTATTATTAATGGTAGTTACCGTGCATTCTACGGAACCTCACATATTACTACCCAGGCTGCAGAAACAATATACGTAAATGTAGCAAATGGCGATGTGCAACAAGTTAATTTAACTGCTAGTGCTAATATTACTTTCATAGGATGGCCTAGTTTAGGTACCCAATATGTTAAAGTTAGATTACATGTTAATAATGTTCAACCGTCTTCACTTACTGTAAATAATATTACTTCACAGCAGACAGCATCAGTAAAAAAAGAAGCAGACTTGTTTCCAAGCCCATTTACTGTATTAACTAATAAACAATTAGTAATTGAAGCATGGAGTTTTAATTGTGGAGGCACGGTATTTTTAAAATACTTGGGCGAATACTTGGGCGAATCAGTAGAGTAGGAGATAATATGCACCCATTAGTAAACGATTTAGATAGCCTCAAAACTACTGAACTTGAAGCTAAGATAAATGATTTAACTAAAAAATATTTCATGACTGCTAATCCCGGTATGCAAGCTCAAATTTCTATTGTATTAGACACCTATAAAGAAGAAATAGGTAAACGTCAACAACTAGAATGGGAAAAAGTTTTGGAATCACGCAATAAAGGACTTGACAAACTCATAAATGTAAGTTAAAATATACATATGAGACTAGATCAATTTAACAATCCTATTTTTAACGAAGCTGACATATTTGATGCTCTATACACAGGGCATCAAACAGCATTACCTAATATATTAACTGAAGAAACTTCTGAAATTTTAAATTTTTGTAAAATTTCAGAAATTAAGTTTACTAAGTTAGATCCAGCACTTCATAACTTATCAATTACCGAATATGATACCTTACTGCAAAAAGAATGGTTTATGCCTAATGAATATTTCAATTTTGATGTTGAAAACTTTTGCATTTTAAAATGTAAAACTCAAATAGAAACATCTAGAGTGTTAGATGAATTAGCTGCATATAAAATTCGAGGAATGCTACCATTACTACAATGGTTAGTATATTTTATTGATACTTGCATAGAAAATAACATTGTTTGGGGTGTAGGTCGAGGATCAAGTGTATCTAGCTTTGTGTTATATTTAATTGGTGTCCATAAAATAGACAGCATTAAATATAATTTAGACTGGCAAGATTTTTTAAGATAAGTATAACAAATAACTAAGGAGAACAATATGGCACAGAACTTACATCGTACTGCAAAAGGCAAACTCATTGATATGAATAAATTAATGAATCAACACGAATTAGAAGTTGCAGTTAGTAACGTGAAAATTAACGCAAGGGGGGATGAATTAGGCCCGGGTGGAAACATTATTCGAAATATTAACCAGTTAGACGATATTGGAGTTAGCAGCACGCCAGTCCATTTTCATTCTACACCAACACCAGTAGCTGTAGTAAAACCAGCTGCGCCAATTGTAGAAAAACCTGTATTCGAAGCACCTAAACCAGTAGTTGACTCACCAAATGCACTTATACAACCTGCGGTAGATACACAATACGTTAACAAATCATTTAATCATAAAGGTAAACAATGATTATAACAGAACAGTTAGAAACTATTCATGATAATGTACTTGTCTCAAATATGAACTTTGAAGAACAAGTAACTGCTGGCGGTATTATTGTTAGTAGTGATAACGGCAAAACTGAAGGTATCAAACCTCGTTGGGGTAAAGTTTATAAAATTGGTCCTGAACAACATGATGTAAAAATTGGTGATTGGGTGTTAATAGAACATGGTCGATGGACGCGCGGTGTCCAAGTAGAAGAAGAAAACACTGTTCTTACTATTAGACGAGTTGAAACTAAAGCAATTTTAGCAGTATCAGACCATTTACCTACAGATATTAATTTAAGCGCATCAAACGCATCAACTGTACAAGAGTTTGACTTTAGTCAACCAATGTACTAATCACATTAAACAACAGAGAACTTGACATTCTCTGTTGTTTACTTTATAATATACTTTTTAAACACAACAAAAAGGCATTTATGGCAACAACATCATTATGGGTTGAGAAATATCGCCCAAAAACAATTGACAGTTACGTATTTAGAGATCAACAGCAGAAAAATCAAATAGACGGGTGGATTAAACAACAAAGTATCCCACACTTGTTGTTTAGTGGTAGTGCAGGTATTGGTAAAACTACCCTTGCAAAGATTTTGTTCAATGAACTTGACATTGATCCATTGGATATTTTAGAAATTAATGGTTCAAGGACTAACTCAGTCGACGATGTACGTAATGCAATTACTAACTTTGTACAAATGATACCATTTGGTGATTTTAAAGTAGTGTTACTAGACGAAGCAGATTATTTAACAGTTAATGCACAAGCAGCCTTACGTGGAGTTATGGAGGAATATCATAATACTGCAAGATTTTTACTTACTTGTAACTATCCACATAAAATCATTCCAGCTATCCATTCAAGATGTCAAGGATTCCATATAGAAAAAGTAGATATTGTTGAATTTACTGCAAGAGTTGCTACTATATTAGTAGAAGAGAACATTGAATTTGATTTAGATACGCTTGATACATTTGTTAAGGCAACTTATCCAGATTTACGTAAATGTATTAATACAGTACAGATGAATAGTTTAAGTGGAACACTTGCGTCACCGTCACAAAGCGATACAGGAAGTAGCGACTATAAAGTAGAAATGGTTGAGCTATTTAAAGCAGGTAAAATATCCGACGCACGCAAATTATTGTGTTCACAAGCACGTCCAGAAGAGATGGAAGAAATCTACAGATGGTTGTATTCAAATTTAAATTATTTAGGAACTAATGAACGACAACAAGACAAAGCTATCTTAATTATTAAACAAGGGCTAGTTGATCATACAATTTGCGCTGATAGTGAAATCAATCTTGCAGCCGTACTAATCCGACTTGCTCACAATTTAGAATCATAACTAACCATCCTACACATTTACCAGAGGTAGGAGAGGATCCTCTCCTACCTGCTCCTCTCATAGTAGACGCCGGTAAGTTGTGCATTTTACAAAACTCATCCATACTACCAAAAATTATAAACACTTCCCCGGTTGGACTAATAATTTTCCATGTTTTTGCATTAGGATTGTTACTGCCACTAACATTTGCATGATTCTTTGACATATTTAATTTATGATCTTTTGAAATTTCTCGCCCTACTAATGATTTGGATATTTTTGTGCGAGTTGCTAATGAAGTAACCTTTCCTAGTCTAGCAACTCGTAACTGATTAGCTACATGTGCAGGTTGAGGTTTTCCTTTACGAGCTGCACTCATTTTTGCCCGGGTTTCAACCGATACGTGTTGTTTAGCTGCACTCATTTTAGCTTTAGTAATCGCCGAATGCGTTTTACCTTTAGCTGCAGTATTAAGTTTACGTTTAATCCATCCGTATGATTTATTATTAACTCGGTTATTGGTTTTTGACCCTACGCACATTAAATTTGCAGCATACACTAATTTATGATTATCTGGATAGATTTTTACAAGTAGTTGATGTGCTACATAATGAGCCTCTGGTGTTAATCTTACTAAATTGCGGTGATCATTAGATCCACCCATACACCGCGGTATTATGTGATGCTTTTCTGTATAGTCTGCAATCATATCCTTTGCAGTTAGTTGTTCGTAGATTCGTTGATAGTTCATTGTACTTCTCCATTTATAGAAGAAGAGGTGATTGTGTTGAATAAATACATTGCTGTGACTCCGTTGAAGTTATAGAGCCGTTAGATATCCCCATATCGTGAACGGCTTTTTTTATTTATCAAACAACAAGTAATTAATTAAATTAAACTTGCATTAATGCAACTAATATAGTATAATATATTTTTATTTAATTACTAAGGAGCAACAATGTTGTTAGTTTATTTTAAGACATTAGCAGTGTTATTATTTTTCATACTGCAATTTGTATTTGTATTACCATACTATATGTCATCAAATCAATGGTGGGAGTTTACGTTAGGTTGGTTTATTATACTGGTAATTGATCCGATTGTAATTTACAAATTATGGAAAGATGCTGGCGCACCTGTTGAAAAACTTTTTGAGGACGTGAAATGAATAAATTAATATTAGTTGCTACAATAGCAACTGTGCTTTCTGGTTGCTCAAACGTAAACGTAGGTGAAGTTGGTATTAAAGTTCATCTTTTAGGTGGCGACAAAGGTGTTGACTCTGAACAGTTAGGACCAGGTCGTTATTGGATTGGGGTTAACGAACAATTATACACGTTCCCAACGTTCATGCAGAATTACACATGGACTAAATCACACTCCGAAGGTAAAGCTGAAGATGAGTCAATTACATTCCAAACTAAGGAAGGCTTATCTGTAAACGCTGACATTGGTATTACGTATACGTTAGAACCAGATAAGATTCCAATTTTGTTCCAAAAATATCGTAAAGGTATTAGTGAAATTACTGATATCTATTTGCGTAACTTAGTAAGAGATGCTATTAACACAGAATCATCCACCAAGCCAATTGAATCAGTATACGGCGAGGGCAAAGCTGAGTTAATTAAAGCAGCTGAAGCTAGGGTACGTGTTGAGATTGAACAATACGGTATTCACTTAGATCACTTGTCGTGGGTGGGTAATATTAGATTACCCGAAACTGTAACTAATGCAATTGACGCTAAGATTTCAGCATCGCAAATTGCGATTACACGCCAGAACGAAATTGAAACTGCTAAAGCCGAAGCACAAAAAGCTATTGCAGTTGCAGAAGGTGAAGCAAATGCAAGATTGCTAGTAGCTGAAGCTGAAGCTAAAGCAATTAAGTTAAAAGGTGACGCTGTTAAAAACAATCCCGGAGTAGCAGAGTTAAATGCTATTGAACGATGGGATGGCCATTTACCTACCACAATGCTTTCTGACTCAGCAATGCCGATGATTGGCATAAAATAAAAAGGAAAATTCTATGTTTAAATTTATTTGGTCAACTATTACTAACATGTTTAATAGAGATAATGATCACCATGTGGGAGACATTTCAAAGTGTCCGTTTATGAATTCATCTGCGATACCTAAAGATTCAAACGACACCCAACCGTTACTAAAATCTGATGATGAAAACCAAGTTTAAAAACGCGTTTATGAAAACAGCTTATGTATTTGCGGAATTAAGTTCCGCAATTAAGCTTAAAGTTGGTGCTGTTGTAGTTAAAGACGATAGAATTATTAGTCTTGGCTACAACGGTACTCCTACTGGATGGGATAACGTATGTGAACTTGAAATTATTAATTTTCAGGATGGATCTGTTCAACTTAAAACTAAATCAGAAGTTATTCATGCAGAAATGAATGCACTTATGAAACTAGCAAGTTCAAATGAATCTGGTAAAGGTGCAGCTATTTTTATTACACATTCGCCTTGCATGGAATGTGCTAAAGGAATATACCAAACTGGTATAACTGAAGTATACTATACTGAAGCATACCGTAATGTAGATGGTATTGAATTTTTACAAAAATGTGGTATTACAGTTGAAAAACTATAAAACTAGCAGCTGATTTCTCAGCTGCTATTTTCATTTGTAACTTCTAACTTTCCCCGTAGAGTGCTAAAACCTCCTTTACAGCACTATGTCGTTCAATATCCTTATGCGTAAAATACGCAACATCAATATGGCTTAATGCCGTTTTATTTTTATCTAATCTATCAATAAACTCCAATAATCCGTTATCATGCAAGCGATCAGCTTGTGCTAAATCCCCTGTCACAACCATACGTGAATTTTCCCCTAATCTAGTAAGAGCCATCTTCATTTGATTAGGTGTAGTATTTTGAGCCTCGTCAAAAATGATATAAGCATTTTTAAACGTTCTCCCTCTCATATAACTTAGTGGACTGATTTCAATATCACCTTCAGCTAGAAATTTTGCAATATCTGTTTGATGGTAATACTCTCCGAATACATCAAAAATAGGTCTTGTCCATGGCGCCATCTTTTCATTTAATGTGCCTGGTAAGAACCCTAATTCTTCATCTACCGATACTGCTGGTCTAGTTACAATAATCTTATCTATTAACCCTTCTTGAAATAATTTAATCCCATTTTGAACTGCTAACATTGTTTTCCCTGTACCTGCCGGTCCAACTGCAAACACGATGCTAGTATCTTCATCTTGTAGCATTGCGACATATTCTTTCTGACTTTGGTTGCGCGGGTTTAATGTTACGCTGTATCTTTTTGGTTTAATCAATTTTGGTTGTTGAAACTCAACTATGTTAACTTGCGATGTGAAACGTTTTTGTACTCGTTTTTGGGCCATATAGTGTAACTCCTAGTTTTGTGTTAGAATGGTAGTAACCACAGCGACATGATTACTACACAGTTATTTAATAGATCATAATCAAATACAAAGAAATACAGGTTGATTTTAAACCAGGATAAATAAGTGTAAACATTTTAGGATATTATTATGGTAACGGATGTATTAGATATTATTAAAAACATTCAAAGTCTATATGAGAACAATTCAAGTCTAGCAGTATTAAAAGATTTTGAAAGAGTACTTGATGAATTAGATTTGTATGTTTATGCCAATTGGGAAGATGGTGAATTGGCCTATGGACCAAAAGTTGATCGTCATTGGATTACCGTTGGGTTTATGTGGCCAAGAGACAAAATGCCAGATCCAACTGGTGGTAAACGACTAATTGATTTAGGATGCAAAGTAAAGTATCAAAAATCTATGATGGTTGAACCACGAAAAATTAAAACACCTGACGATATACGCCCAGGTACTAAAAAAGGTAAATTAGATAGACATCCAATTTGGATTGTAGAAATGCAAATGCCAAAAAAATTAGCCTTTGACATGTATAAAGGTTATATGGATAAATTGAAAAATGAAAACATACAACCACCGGATCAACCAGCACAAGGTGCAATGCCACAAGCCGGTGCAGCTCCAATGCCAGCTCCAGGCGGAATGCCTCCAGCAGGCGGCGGAATGCCTCCAGCAAGTGGCGGAATGCCTTTAGCAGGCGGCGCAGCAGCTCCTGCACCGATGTAAGGATGATTATGATTACAGAAAGTTTACACTCTCAAGATCTTAAACACTTAGTAAAAAAAGTTTTTGAAATTGATTCATACAGAAGTAAAATAGGTGACGATCAGGATGTCGTAGTAGTATCGTTTACTGTAGATCACGAAGATCCTGCAAAAGATTTAGAAAACTTTGTTGAAATGGGGTATGATTTTGTCCTTGATGCAGATGTTAGTCCAGGCGAAACTGATGATGGAAATTATAAAGTTTTTATTGAACTAGAACGAAGCAGACATACTGCTGAACAAATTGTTGAATTAATGAGCGGCATTGAACAACTAACTGGAATGTCTGATATGAGATTTCGATATTTTAAAAGTTTTAAAAGCCAAGATGCAAATTTAGAGAACTTAACTGCAGCTATTCCGGTTGATAAAGATGCATACGATATTGCAACAAAACGAGATAAGTTAGACAATTTTAGTAATTTCTTTTCAAATAGTTTTTCAGATGACGTTAGTGTAACTAACGAATCTATTACATTTAAAAGAATATGGACTGACCCGTTATCATTTGAGATAATTACTAGTGGTCCTAAACAAACAGTTTATAACGCAATACAAGGTCCAATTATGTTGGAAGGTAGTGCTATTGCAGAAGTAATGTACTTTACAAAATGCATAGGTAACTACAATATTACCAAGGTTGGTAATACATTTATATTTGAAAACAGCGGATGGGCTGTTGCATTGGAGAAAAAATAATGGCATTTACATTTACAGAAGCACACTTAGCAAAAATTATTCCAGGTAACTCGTACATTTCAGAATGGTATGACGCGTTGTCGTCTATCTTACCAGAATACGATATTAACACACCAGAACGCGTTGCAGCATTCCTTGCTCAAACCGCTCACGAAAGCGGCAACTATACTGCATTAAAAGAAAACTTAAATTACAAAGCTGTAACATTGCAAAAAGTGTTTCCTAAATACTTTCCAACTGCAGCGTTAGCAGAATCATATGCCGGTAAACCAGAAAAAATTGCTAGCAAAGTATACGGCGGACGTATGGGCAACGGTGACGAATCTACAGGCGAAGGATTTAAATTTTGTGGTCGTGGACTTATCCAATTAACAGGTAAAGATAACTATACACGTTTTGCAGAAAGTTTAGAAATGGATATTAACGAAACAATTGAATACTTAGAAACATTTGAAGGCGCTGTACAAAGTGCTTGCTGGTTTTGGGAAACTAATAACTTAAACCAATGGGCTGATAAAGGTGATATCGTTACACTTACTAAACGCATTAATGGCGGAACTATTGGTTTAGAAGACCGTAAACATCACTATGCTAACGCAATCAAAGTATTGAGTGCATAATGTTTATCTTACATTTCCTCCCTGATTCATATTTACTTTGGGCGGTTAATACAATCCTGCTACTCGGTGCTGTCGGTACCGTAGCAGGATTTTTTATTAAGTTTATTCCATTTTTAAATCATTACAAACTATTGTTAAATATACTGTCAACATTTTTACTAGTTGTAGGAGTTTACTTTAAAGGTGGTTATGGTGTTGAGATGGAGTGGCGTAACCGTGTAGCAGAACTTGAACAAAAAATAGCGATAGCAGAAGCCCAATCAAAAGAGGTTAATATCCAAATTGAAACTCGTGTGGTGGAAAAAGTAAAAGTTATTAAGGAAAAAGTATATGCAACCAAAAAAATTATTCAAGAACACAAAGAGATTATTAACGCTGAGTGTACTGTTCCTGATGTTGCAAGGGTGCTCTACAACAGTGCCGTTAACAATGAGCTTCCCGCAGGTACCTCCGTCCTTGATGGAGCCAGCACCAACGTTAAAGACATTATCTCAAACTAAACCAGAACTAAGTGATATATTAGAAAATGCTAGTGAGAATTACGGTTCTTACTATGAACTACGAGAACGATATCTTGCATGGCAAGATTGGTACAAACAACAAACGAAAATATATGAGGACGTAAAATGAAAAGAGTATTAGCAGTTATTTTACTTAGTATGCTATCTGGTTGCGCAGCAATGGATGCGTATTTTATGGCAAAATTTGATCAAAACGAATATCAATTAATCAATGACGTTCGGAGTCTTTCGCAAATAGGATCAGAGTTTTGTAGTAATCAACAACAAATGGTTCCTATTGTAGATCGTATATATTTAAAAAGTATTGAATTTAAAAACTATGCTGAATTTATACCAGAAAACAAAGTAACTATGAAACTATCAGAATCATTAATGGATTTAACAGAACCATTACATGTACGATATCATAAAACAGAAAAAATAAGTGAAGCATATTGTAAACAAAAAATGGATATTTTAACAAAAGCGGCAACTACAATTGCCCAAACTATAGGGAGTAAACCACGATGAGTACACAAGATATTTTAAATAGTTTAAGCGGATACGATACTGTTAAAAGTCACGCTCTTGCAGATGCAGCAGCAGAACTTAAAGGATTAACTGAAGACTTTCAAAACGGTGTAATTAGCGCGTCTGAATATGAAGAACTATTACAAGATATTTCTACAACTGGAATTATCATCGAAGATGCGGCAGCACTTAACGCACAAACTGAATTAAACAAAATTATAAACACTGCAATCACAATTGCATCAACCGCTGCAAAAGCAATTTAAATACAAGGAACGTAAATGGAACAAAACGAGGATTTTATGACAAAATACTGGCGCCCTATGATGGCAATGACTTACATGATTACATGTTTGTTTGACTTCGTATTAGGACCAATTTTATACAATATTTTACAATACTACAATCCAGGTCAAAACTTAGATATGTGGCAACCATTAACATTACAAGGTGGTGGTCTTTATCACATTGCAATGGGTGTTGTATTAGGTATTTCAGCACACGGTCGTACCCAAGAAAAAATTAATGCACCAGGATTACCTGATTTTAGCAGCTTTACTCCACCGCCAGCAGCTCCAGCGCCAGTGTATGCTCCAGCTCCTGCACCGGTATATGTACCACCGGCTCCTGTAGTAGCACCGGTTGTTATTCCAGAACCAGTTGCAGTAGAAGCACCTAACGTAGCAAGAAAACGCCCCGCAGGCAAACCAATTCCAAAATCATAAGGAGAAATTATGAAAAAACTATTATCATTAATTATTATTAGCATGTTAGCAGCTCCAGTTGCTTATGCAAACCATGAAGAAGGACACGTTGGTCCAACTACTAAAGAAGTTTGTAAAACTGTAAAAGGTAAGAAACAATGCAAAACTATCAAAGTTCATAAGAAGTTTGAAGGTAAAAAAGTTCCACCTAAAAAAGCAGTTGTAAAACCAGCTCCAAAAAAAGTAGTTAAAAAACACAAGTAATCAAAATCTTGACAGGTCAGTCTTTGTATAGTATAATTACTATACAAACTGACCTTTTTTATGAGATATTAACCATGACAGACTTTTATTCAAAACTAGGTGTGTCCAAAGACGCATCGCAGGACGATATTAAAAAAGCATATCGTTCATTAGCTAACAAACATCACCCCGACAAAGGCGGAGACCAAGCAACATTTAAAGATATATCAGTAGCATATGACACATTAAGTGATCCGCAATCTCGTCAAGAATACGACATGCAACAAAATGGAAATCCGTTTGGCGGATTTGGCGGTGGCCACTCACAACACTTCCATTTTGATATGAATGACGTATTTGGACAGCATCCGCATTTTACAAATATGTTTGGACATGGATTTAGACAACAACAGCGCAATAGAGATTTAAACTTACAAGTACAAATAACATTAGCTGAATCATTTAATGGAAAACAAGTAGATGCAACATTTACTTTACCAAGTGGAAGATCGCAAACTGTTTCAATAAATGTACCTGCAGGTATAGATAACGGTGATTCAATACGTTATAATGGATTAGGGGATGATTCTATTCCAAATGTTCAACGTGGAAATCTTAACGTAACGGTAATAATACTACCAGATCCAACTTTTAAACGAGAAGGAAACGATGTACATACAACATTAGAAATTAATCCAATTGAAGCAATGCTTGGATGTATAAAACCTGTAAAAACAATTAACGGCGACACTATTAGCTTAACAATTAGAGCCGGCGTTGAAACCGGTACAAAATATGCAAACGGTTCTGGATTCACTAATATACATAGTAAACAAACTGGCCAATTTATTACTGTTATTAAAATTAAAGTACCTGCTATTACTGATCCTGCATTAATAGCACAATTGCAAGCAATAAACAGTCAATTAAATTGACATTTACGTGTAATAGTGTATAATATAACTTTACTAACAACAACAAGGAACTACAATGGTCGAACCAAGCGAAAAACTACAAGCAATTTTTGACAAAGCAATAACTGCTGCAAAAAATATGCATCACGAGTATGTAACACTTGAGCATGTTCTGTTTTCAATGCTCACAGAAGACGACGCATTTACTAATTCGTTACAACACTTTGGCGCTGATGTAAATTTTTTAAAGGGCACTGTACTCGATCATTTACAATCTAAATGCCATGAAATTACTACAGTAGAAGTAGTAGTTAAACCAAAAAAAACACAAGCAGTTGAGAGATCATTAAATCGAGCATTTACTCAAGTGTTGTTTAATGGTGGTACCCGTATTGAACCAGCTGACTTTTTCTTAGCAATGTTAGGGGAAAAACGATCATGGGCATTCTACTATGTTGCACAAGTTAACATTACAAAAGAAAAATATGCAGAGTACGTGCAAAATGTTATGTCAGACGACGATTCATCATCTGACACAATTAAACCAAATGCACAAATGCACAAAGCATTGCAAGCGTACACTACTAATTTAAATGACGAAGTTAAAAATAATAAAATTGATCCTGTTATCGGTCGGGTTGATGAATTAGAACACATTGCACTAGCATTAGGCCGTCGCAGCAAAAACAATGTTATTATGGTAGGCGATCCAGGTGTAGGTAAAACTGCAATTGCCGAAGGTCTTGCATATAACATCGTAAATGGTGCTGTTCCTGAGTTTTTAACTGATTATACTGTATATAATTTAGACATTGCAGCTATGCTAGCAGGTTCTAAGTACAGAGGCGACTTTGAAGAACGATTTAAACAAGTTATTAAGTCGTTGCAAAAACTTGGTAAATGCGTGTTATTCATTGATGAAGCTCATATGATTAGCGGAGCAGGCGCATCAGGTAGCTCATCTAACGATTTAGCTAATATGATGAAACCTGCATTAAGCAAAGGTAACATTAAAGTTATTGCAAGTACAACTTGGGATGAATATCGTAAACACTTTGAAAAAGATCGAGCATTGATGCGCAGATTCCAACGTATTACAGTTGACGAACCTACACAAGAAATGACTTTACAGATTCTTAAAGGTATTAAGAAGTATTACGAAGGCCATCACAAACTTAAAATTAAAGATGAAGCACTACAAGCGTCAATTAAACTATCTGTAAAATATCAAGCAGATAAAAAATTGCCAGATAAGGCTATTGACTTAATTGACTGCGCTTGCTCACGGTTTAATTTAAAACTTGCTGATCATCGTGTAGTTACAGAAGCTGATATTCAGTTTGAATTAGCTAAAATGGTCAACATGCCAGTTGAACAGATTATGCAAACCGAAACTAGTTCATTAGCATCATTACAAGACAAGTTAGAAGCAGAAGTATTTGGTCAAAATACTGCGTTAACTGAAATCGTTGATAAGATCATGGTTGCACAAGCAGGTTTAAAATCAGAAAACAAACCAATTGGTAGCTTTGTGTTTATGGGGCCAACAGGTTGTGGTAAAACTGAGACTGCTAAAGCACTTGCTAAACACTTGAGTACTAAGCTATTACGCTTTGATATGTCAGAATATCAAGAGAAACACAGTATTAGTAAGCTTATTGGTAGTCCTCCAGGTTATGTAGGGTTTGAAGATAACGCAGGATTGTTAATTACTCAAATACAAGAAAATCCTAATGCGGTATTGTTGTTTGATGAGATTGAAAAGTCACATCCAGATGTATCAACTGTACTATTACAGATGATGGACAACGGGTTTATTACTGGATCTAATGGTAAACAAGCTGATTGTCGACATATTGTACTAATTTTAACTACAAATGCTGGCGCACAAACTGCAGAAAAGAATCAGATTGGATTTGGTACACAAGAAAAAGACTATTCGGATGCAGATCTTAAGAAGTTTTTATCACCTGAGTTCCGTAACAGGTTAGACGGTGTTATTACGTTTAATAAACTAGGGAAAGACGTGATGATTAAAGTAGTTAACAAGTTTATTGACGAAGTTCGTAATCAAGTTAAAGATAAAGGTGTTAAAATTAAGATTGATAAAGCTGCAACTCAGTGGTTATTAGATAAAGGTTTTGATTCTAAAATGGGTGCTAGACCATTACATCGCATTATTGATAAAGAAATCAAGCGAGATCTTGCTAAAATGATGTTATTTGGTGACCTTAGATCCGGCGGATGGTTAACAATTTCAGTATTACACGATTCGTTAATATTGTTAGCTAAACCTAAACTAGCTAAAGTTCCGTTAATATCAGCACCAAGCGAATACGATCAAATGTTTAATGTTGAAGATGCAGATTAATACTACTAAAAAACTATACAGAGGCAAATACCAGTACAATATTGTGCTGGTATGCGCATTTAGCCATGTATTTAGAGGCACTAAAAGTGATCTATATTTTAATAGAATTACCCGTGAATCTAAACTACTTAAAACTACTAATACATGGAGATCACCTGCTGACTTGGCATACACAACTCAGATCTACACCGAATTAACAGATATGGATGACTACTGCACTCGCGTAGAATATCCTACAGTTACAGTGTACACTAATACATACAGTGACATTATTGCATTAAGAGATATCAACATAGATAAAGTGCGTAGTATTAGCATGCCACCTGCTAACTTAACAGCAGGAACAGTTTATATGCCAACTATAGAATACGAATATCGAGTTACTATTGGCAGAACTGAAAAACAGTATTTAGATTTTTTAGAATGGGCTGATGCTATTAACAAATTGCGAATTACTAACGGATGTAGAGACATGTTATTACAACAAAGTAGTTATGGTGGTGGGCATTTTTATGTAACTGGTAAAAACATGTTGTTAATGTGTAGAATGCAACTTGCAGGAATAAAACTTACAGTTGATCGGATAGTGCATTAAGTATAAATATACTAATAACACGGGATTTAACTATGCGTATTACAGATCTACTTGAAAACTCTCACTTTAAAGGTGAGGAGTTTATTAAACAAACTGACGACGGCAATGAGATTGATTTTGACTTAGCTGAAGATTTAGTTTTCTTTTTAAATAACGACGACGATGCATATCGCCGTCATTTGCTACCCGCAGTACACACGTTTATCGATAAGAAAAAAGCAGGTAAAGATATTAAGTATACTATTTTTAAAACTGCAGTAGCAGATGGTTATAAACGGTATACTAAAGAATATCCAATGCGTGAATTGCCAGAAGATATTGATGCTAAAACATGGAAAGCAGCTTGTAAACAACTGTTTGATGAAGTATCTAAAGATATGAAAGATGGTAGTTACGATCACAATTAACATTATTACATAGAGGTAACACTATGGCAGGAATTGCACATCCGGAAGATCTTATCATTAATGAAGGATCTAAAGGAGCCCAACGAGCAGTTAATGAATTAACTAGTCTTTCTTATAACACTAACACATTAACTATTAAATGGGACGGATTTCCTGCTATAGTTTTTGGTCGTGATAGTAATGGCACCTTAGTGTTTGTTGATAAACACATGTTCAAACAAATTGCTGCTGGCAACCTTAAGTTTACTACTATTAGAGATTATGACGCTAGTCGTAACGTTAATCGTAGCGATCTTTGGAGCAAAGAAGATATATTACGTCCTGCATTAGATAGAATTATACCAAATGTTACTGATACATATTACATGGGCGACTTGCTATGGGCAGGTATACCAGATAGTATCGGTGATTCATTTGTGTTTAAACCTAATACAGTTGAATATAGGGTTAATCACAACAGCAATTTAGGTCAGTCTATTGCTAACAGTGTAGGCGGTATTGCAGTACATACATTCTTTCCAGGATTAACTGCAGACGATGAACCAATTACAGGATTTAACGGATTTTCAGAATGTAAAGACATTACGTTTATTGCAACTGAAATGACAACTAAGCCAAATATTGTAGTAAACAGCACACTAGTATTAAATGCACAACACGCTATTGCAACACACAGCACCGCTGTAGACGTGTGTATTGCTAAAATAACTGCAGCTAAGTGTAAATGCGTAATTAATGCAATGGGACCATTTATTACAAGTATGATTGAATCTGAAGATCTAGAAACAGACATTGTTACTAGATTTATAGAGTTTGCTACACCAAGGTTTACTAAATCTGTTACAGAAAAACTATGTAAACCAACCGGTCAGTTCCATATTGACATATATAAAGGGCTAATAGGATTGTGGGAAATATGGAGTGCAATATCTAATCTTAAATTAGATATTAAACAACAAATTGATACGCAACAAGTACACAGTGCAGTGCAACCTATAATAAATAGTATTATAAGTCATGAAGGTTACGTTATAGGCGCAGGTAACACTAAGTTAAAAATTATTAACAGATTAGAATTTAGCCGAGCCAACTTTTCTAAATACAAAGTGTCAGCTGAAGAAATTGAAGCAAAAGGTAAAATGCCAATGGCAACTTTTTGTTTTGGTAGAATGAATCCTCCTACAGTTGGACATAAAAAAGTTATACAGAAAACCGTAGAACTTGGAAAAGAACATGCATATATATTTGCAAGTAGTAAATGCGATCCATCTAGTGATCCATTAGATTATGAAGTTAAGACTGAATTTATTAAAAAGATTCATCCTGACTATTCTAATTTTATGGTAACAGAATATGTTAGAGACCCATGGCAAGCTGCATGCTGGTTATATGATAGAGGTTATAGGCATATGACATTTATAGCAGGTAGCGATAGATTAGGTACAGGTAGTAGAAGTTTAGAAACTGCGCTTAATAATTGGAATAGCGGGCCATCTCGTACTGTCGATTACGCACGTGGTCCAACCGGTAGAGAACATGTAGTTATAAAATTTGTTAGTTGTGGTGATCGTAAAGACTCTACAAATAATGTTAGTGGTACATTAGCACGCGAATACGCTAAAATAGGTGACAAAATTAATTTCCAACTAATAACTGGTGTAAGTGAAGATATCACAGTCTGTGGTAAAACATTATATCAAGCAACTAGAGAGGGAATGAATTGCACAACGGAATGAATAATGAAACGATATACAAACGAAGATATAAAAGAATTTGAGCTTGCATTGGACGAAATGCGAGTTACTGTACTGCGCGAAGAGAAGTTACGTAAAGGTGTTAGAGATGCATCGCCGGGCATGGCTGCGTGGCCTGCATTAAACAACAACAACAATCCATATCATGCTTATAGATTTGGGATGGCACTAGCAAGTGCACCGGATAACAAAGTAACAAAAGAAGGCCCGGTTGGCGGTGATTTTATTACAATGTCGTATACAGACGGTGATGAAAAGATTCTAAACTCTGCTGCAAAACAATTTGGTATTAGTAGCAAATCAATGGGATCGTCTAAAAAGTCAGCTGAGTTACCAGATGTTCATAAATCTAGTCCCGTTGCTACTAAAAAAAGAAATCGGTATGGTATATGAAAATTAAAGAAATTATATCGGAATCAGAAACTGGCAATACTGATGCGTCTGGACAAGCTGGAAAAATAGGCAAGTCTGGAAAAATGCATGACCATTTTAAGTCTTCAATAAAAGGAATGCATACTTACACCGGACCGCACACATATTACGATATGTATAGATTTGGTGTTGATATGGCCGGAAGTCCAGACGACGAGCACAATTACGATCCTGCAAGTCCAGTTGCTAACCAATTAGTTACGCTATCTTATTCTGATGAAGATCAAAAGATTATTGATAAAAGTAAAAAGAAGATGGGACTTACAAGTAAACAGCTAACCCCAAACGATAGCAAAGAACCATCTAATACTAACAATACTAGTCCCGTAGCTAACGTAAAAAGAAACAAATACGGAGTTTAGCATGTGAAACAATATAAAATAACATCAGAAAACATTCTACAAGACAGTCCCGAGGACTGTTTTCTTGCGCCTGACGATCCAATACACGAATTAAAAATTGCGCACCATTTAGGTGGGTTAGGATCTGCTGCTCGTCTACATGAATATCGTGCTAATAAAATGCAAGAATCATTTATTACAGATGAACGCGGCAAGTATCAGCGTGAAAATAATATCAAACCCGGGACTCCTGCATGGTTTGAACTATGGAGTAAACCATTATGAGAATTAGAGAAATTATTTCGGAAATGGCATCTGCAGGCGCGACTAGTGCTGCAAATGTTGGAGTAGGACCAGTTGTTCTTGGTAAAAATAAAGGTGATAAAAAGTATACAGGTTCTCCAGGTAAAAGCGGCACCCATGCAACACCAGTTAAAACTATATCTAAGAAAAATAAAGATGGCACTGTAGTAAATGCATTAGACATGACAGGAAAGACAGGTAATCTATTTGGCACAGCAATAGGTGAGGGTGGGAACTTATTTTCCGGCGGAACTATTAAAAGAGGCTAAATATACAATAACGGAGTTTACCATGAACAACAGAAAAAAACTTTCAGAATTTGCAGGTCTAGAAGTAGAGTTGCCAAAAATTGAATTACCAGAACCAAACATTGACATCTCATCAGACGAACTTCACCATGACGGCCATAATATTGAAGCAGACGACGAAGGTGCAATGGTTAAAGCTGACTTATACAAGTTGGCAAAATATAGCGTTAAATTATTTAAAAAAATAGAAGACGAAGATCAATTTGAATCTTGGGTACAGGCTAAAATTACAAAAGCTGCAGATTATATTTCTTCAGTTTACCATTACCTAGAATACGAAATGAAGTTTAGCGAATACGGCGATAAGATAGAGAATAGCGATATGTACTCAGAAAGTGAAAAAAGACAAATGAAAAACGCATTAATGGAAGCAAAGAAATCACTTGCTGCCCTTAAAATTGACCAAGCTGATAAACTTGATAAAACTAAAACAGTTAAAGAAAGCGTATCGCATACATGTGCAGAATGCGGCGGTACTGGTATGGTTGAAAAACCACTTCCAGAACGTACTCAAAAATTAGTAAAAAAACATAGAATTTTACGTAACTTTGTTCAATCAAAAGTTGATGCTGACGGCAACGGTATACCGGATGCAGAAGAACAACCAAAAAAGAAAGCAATGGATGACGAGATTGTAACTACAAAAGAACAATCTAAAAAATCAGCTCCTAAAAAAGAAAGCGGAAATCCATTTGCTAAAAAATCTAAAGATAGCGATAGTGATTGTGACGATGACAAACCAAAAAGCAAAGCTCCTAAAAAAGACAGCGGAAATCCATTTGCTAAAAAATCTAAAGATAGCGAATCAGATTCAGATGCACCTAAAAAACCTAAAAAAGATGATTCTAAAACAGAAGGCATCTATGGTGGATCAGTTTATGGCGAATCAGTTGCTCCTGTTAAAAAACCAAGCAGTGTAGCTGATAAAAAAGGTGGAAACCCATTTGCTAAAAAAGATGACGCTAAAAAAGAAGGCGGCAAAGAATTTGGAAAAGCATTAGATAAAGCTAGATCAGAATTAAACACTGTTAAAGAATCTGCTAAAGAAAAAGCTAAAAAAGATTACGACAAAGATGGCAAAATTGAAACTGGTGAAGAAGAGCATAAAGGTTCTGTTGATAACGCAATTAAATCATCAAAAGAAAAAGAATGCATAAAAGAATCAGTTGAGTTGAGCCGTTTAAGAGAACTTACCTCACGAGTAATTAGATAATCATGGATATGAAACAAATTCTACAAGCAATGGATTCTGTTAAAGTATCTGCTCCTGTAGAAAACACAGATGATATGAAAAAATTCATGTCAATTGTAACAGAAGGATCGTCACCACATAAAGTTGCATTACCTGTTCAAATGGCAATGCAGCATTATGCAACTCCGGTTGAAGACGAACTATCTAACAATCGACCATCTAGGCCATCGTTGCTTAAACAATACATGGCTGAAGCTTCTGCAGAACAAGAAGCAGCTCTTTATACTAAATCAGCTGACATTAAGCAGTATGCTCAAAAAATTGCATACAAAGTAATGGGCGAAAACGCCGTTCCTGGTCACTCACCTGGTTTTAAACCAGTTGGTCCTGGTATACAAACACCAGAATCTGCAGAGAATCCTCAAGATGTAGTTAAAGTAGATATTCCATTACTTATTCGCTTACTTGAATATGCTAGAGAAGATGCACAAACTGATATGGATTTACATAACGTTACTGAAATGTTAATCAAATTAAGTGCAAATGGTGACGTATTAACTATGGATAATTATGATCAAATTGTAAATGATCAAAGGACAGACGATGAATTTTAGAAATTTAATAGCCACATTAGATAACATCGACCAACCCGTTCTATTAGAAACATTAACCCTTTCAGCAATACTTGCATTAACTGCTGGATACGAACAAGACGACAAAGTTCGCATTCCTAAGTTAGCAGAGCTTGCTAAACAAAACGGACTAGAAGGGTTAGTTGATCCAGTTACTGGAAATTATGTATCTAATGATGGGGATGAGGATGACGAAGTACCATTTGAAGTAGCTGAAAAATTATCAGCAGCTGGATTACTTCCAAAAAATGCAAAACTTCCACAGGCTGGTTGGTTTGATAACAATCGAGTATTTGATGCAGCTAATGCAAACTTACAGCAACAAAGCTCAAGCATTTCTGCACGTCACGATGAGTTAGCCGATATAATGCATCAACTACGTGAGCTTATTAAACAAATGATAGCATTACGCGACAAACACGCAACAAGTAAAATGGGCAGTGAGATTGGTGATAAACCAGTTCTTCCATCAAATGCACCATCTGCACTTGCAGCTAAAATGACTCCAACATTCCCATCTCAAACAATGGCAGGTATGCATGAGTCGGCAGGTTTAGCGGATGCACTTATAGAGTCTTTTGGGTACGCTGATGAATCTCACCCACTGTCATCAGCTAGCGCATTCTATGCGCAGAATATGGGTTTAAATGAAGATTTAAAAGATCAAGAATGGTCGTTTACTCGGCCATCTGCAGAACCAAAACCATCTGCTGCTAAATTATCCGGAATGAATGTAGATGATCTTGCAAAATCTTCATCTAAAGGGCTTGGCGCAGGTGAAAAACTTGCTAAAACAGGTGCAAAGGAATTTTTAGGTAAAACAGCTGCTAGATTAGTTCCAGGTGCATTAACTGCATATGACGCAGCTGATGCATATGATAGGTATAAGAAAGGTGATTACCTCGGAGCTGGTATTTCCGGCGCTGCCGGACTTGCATCATTAGTACCCGGAATTGGCACAGGCGTAGGTACAGTATTAGATTTAGCAAATTTGTATCGTGATTGGAACGATCCTAATTCAAACGAACCTGTTACTAATACCTCACCTATAACTAATACCCCACCTGCTACAAATACTGAAAAATCGCAAACTGCACCACCTGTTAAACCAGAAGCTCCGGTTGCGCCAGTTGCTCCTGTTAAATCAGTACCGCATAATAGACATACTGGAACTGCACCAAAAGGGCATACACAGTCTAGTAAGCGGACTCCATCCGCAAAATCAATTAGTGCTAATGAATTTCAACAATACCTAAAATCGTTAGGTGCAAATAATGGTGATATTAGTACATCAGTTAACAGATATATTTTAGGAAAGTAACCAAATGAAATCAAAAACAATAGCAGAATCAATTGCAGATTTAAGAAACAAATTAGATTCTATTGAATCATCTACTGCATCTACCATATTACAAGAATCTACCCAACCATTAAATAGATTACATGCTCATATGCAAACTATTGAACAAGAATACTTAGAAGAAGGATTACTTGGTAGTACTATAGGCGGAATTAAAAACTATGGGAGAGGGGCATTCTTTCAACCTGCAAGAGGCGCAGCAAAAGATTGGGAACTTGCATCAGATGCAGGAAAAACTGCTGCTAACTTTGGAAAAGCAACAACTATCGGTGCCGGTGCAGGTGGCGTTATATCAGCTGACAGATTGTATATGGGTAAAGATAATCCAATATCGTATCTTAATCCATTTGATTATGGAAATGCGCATCCTGAATGGAATACAAGCGAATGGAAACCGACTGATCCTGTTTCTTCAGAAAAACCTCCAGTAACTTCAGAAAAACCTCCAGTAATTCCAGATGTTCCGGACAATTCTAACACCCATGGCGGCGATGCAAAACCACACGCCGGATTACAATATGACCCAAAAGTTGAAAAATTACAACAATTTTTAAATGGTCAAGGTGCATCATTAGCAGTTGATGGGAAATTTGGACAGCATACCCAAGCAGCATGGGAAGACTATCAACAACACAAATTAAGTAGTCATAGCTCAACACCTAATGTACCTGACGTGCCTAATGTACCTGACGTGCCTAATGTACCTGATGCATCAGCTCCACCTGTTGCAACGCCAAATGCTAATGCCGATGCTGATTTTAATGCGCAAATGAAAGCAATTCAGGATCAATTCAATCAGCTTGCACAACGTGCTCAAGGATTATCAAAAGATCCTAACGTGAGTCAAGAAATAACTGATATAGTAAAAAACGCAGGTCTTTAACTGACTACTATCTAAAAAGGCAGTCATCTGCCTTTTTTTACGATCATTTTACCATGCCAGTTGACATACTGAGTAAACGAATATATAATATATACTTTATAACACAAAGGAGAAGTACTAATGAGTAGAGCATACGGTCCAGAAGAAAAAGCTAAACTTGAAAAATTAATTACCGAAGGTTCTTTAGTTTTACGTGAAGTCGAAGACTTACAAGCTGGCTTAAAAGATACTGTAAAAGCAGTAGCAGAAGAATTACAAGTCAAACCTGCAGTTATAAATAAGGCTATCAAGATAGCCCATAAAGGAAATTGGCAAGATCATAATGAAGATTGGGAAGAAGTTGAAGCAATCTTAGACATTACAAAACGTATTTAAAAAGTAGTAAACTGGAACGGCAAGCAGGCCATAAGCTGCAAAAGGGTATTTGTGAGCCACAAGTCACATACACAGAGAATACAATATGGAAGAATTTAATACCTGTACGGAATGCATCCGTCCGGAAGTATGTACAGTAAGATGTGAATGCAGTGTCATTGTTCATGGATCAGAAGAAGTTGCAAAACAACGCGACGAAGCGATGTTTATGGAATGGATTAATGATCATGCAACTAATCGCGATAGAGGTGCAGAATGAGTTATGTAGATGCATGGTTTGATCGCGATAATGATGTTATTAAAATTGTAGAAAGAAATTCAAAAGGTGAACGGGAATACAAAGATATTGCCGTTAAACACACATTATATTATACAGACCCGAAAGGGAAATATCAATCAATTTACGGAGACCCCGTATCAAAAGTAATTTGTAACAATACTAGAGAGTTCCGCAAAGAACTTGCAATACACGGTAACAAAAAGTTATTTGAAGCGGATATTAATCCAATCTTTAAATGCTTATCAGACAACTACCTTAATCACGATGCACCTAAATTAAATATTGCGTTTTACGATATTGAGGTTGATTTTGATCCAGAACGTGGGTATGCATCACCAGATGATGCGTTCATGCCCATTACAGCAATTGCAGTATACTTACAATGGTTAGACACTCTTATTTGTTTAGCAATACCTCCAAAGACATTAACTATGGATCAAGCTAAAGAACAAATTAGAGATATTCCAAATACTATACTGTTTAACTCTGAAGCAGAGATGTTAGATACATTTCTTACACTACTTGAAGATGCTGATATTATTAGCGGATGGAATAGTGAAGGATTTGATATACCATACACTGTAAATCGTGTTACTAAAGTACTTTCAAAAGATGACACACGCAGATTCTGTTTGTTTAATCAATTGCCAAAACGTAGAGAATACGAAAAATACGGTAAAGCTGCAGTAACATATGACTTTGTAGGACGTGTACATTTAGATAGTTTACAATTATATCAGAAATACACATATGAAGAAAGACACAGCTTTCGATTAGACGCTATTGCAGAATATGAATTGGGTGACCGTAAAACACAGTACGAAGGCACACTTGATCAGTTATACAACAATGACTTTAGAACATTTATTGAATATAACAGACAAGATACTATGCTGTTACACAGACTTGATACAAAGTTAAAGTTTATCGACTTAGCTAATACACTTGCACACGAAAACACTGTGTTACTACAAACTACTATGGGTGCAGTTGCTGTAACAGAACAAGCTATTATTAACGAATCACACAACCGAGGATTTGTTGTACCTAATAGAAAAGGTAAAGCAGAACCAATTCAAGCTGCAGGTGCGTATGTTGCATATCCTAAAGAAGGTATACATGACTGGATAGGCTCACTAGATATTAACTCTCTGTATCCGAGTGCTATTAGAGCATTGAATATGGGTCCGGAAACTATTGTAGGACAGTTAAGACCAGTTGCAACTGACGAATATATAGGCTTACAAATAGCTAAAGGTAAATCGTTTGCTGCTGCATGGGAAGGATTGTTTGGTACACTTGAATATACGTCTGTTATGAACGAAGAAATTGGTACTGATATCATTGTTGACTGGGAAAACGGCGATACTGATATTTTAAGTGCAGCCGAAGTATATAGATTAATATTTGAAAGTAATCAACCTTGGGTTATGTCAGCTAACGGAACTATATTTTCGTATGAAACAGAAGGTATTATTCCTGGATTACTAAAGCGATGGTATGCAGAACGTAAAGATATGCAGAAAAAGCTAAAAGAAGCAATTAATGCAGGTAATAAAATTGAAGAAGAATACTGGGATAAACGTCAGCTGGTTAAGAAGATTAACCTAAATAGTTTATATGGTGCTATTCTTAATCCAGGATGTAGGTTCTTTGATAAACGTATTGGGCAATCAACTACGTTAACTGGTAGACAAATTGCTAAACATATGGCAGCTAAAGTAAATGAAATTATAACTGGTGAGTACAATCATACAGGTAAGTCTATTATTTACGGTGACACTGACTCCTGTTACTTCTCAGCATATACTACACTTAAGAAAGACATTGAAAATGGTAGTTTACCCTGGACTAAAGAGACAATTGTACACTTGTATGATCAAATTGGTGAACAAGTTAATGGTACATTCCAACAGTTTATGTTAGATGCGTTTCATTGTCCTAAAACACGCGGTGAAGTTATTAAAGCAGGCCGTGAGATTGTTGGCAGTAAGTCACTATTCATTACTAAGAAGCGTTATGCTGTATTAGTTTATGATAAAGAAGGTAAACGTAAAGATACCCATGGTAAAGAAGGTGAGATCAAAGCTATGGGCTTAGATTTAAAGCGTAGTGATACACCTGAGTTTATCCAAGACTTCTTATCAGAAGTATTGCAAATGGTGTTAGCAGGCGACACTGAGCAACACGTTTTAGATTACATCAGCCAGTTCAGAATATTGTTTAAAGCTAGACCGGGTTGGGAAAAAGGTTCACCTAAACGTGCTAATAGCATTACTGCATACTTAGAAAAAGAAACAAAAGAAGGTAAAGTTAATATGCCGGGCCACGTTAGGGCAAGTTTAAATTGGAATACATTAAAACGAATGTACGATGACAAATACTCAATGAGTATTACAGACGGTGCAAAGGTAATTGTATGCAAACTTAAACAAAACCCATTAGGGTTTACTAGTGTTGCATACCCGGTAGACGAATTAAGACTGCCTCAATGGTTTAAAAATTTACCATTTGATCATAATGGTATGGAAGATACTATTATAGACAGCAAACTTAATAACTTAATTGGTATTTTGAACTGGAAACTAGCCGATACTTCAGATAGAAACACGTTTAACAGTTTATTTGAATTTGAATAAACTAAACATTGACAAATTGATACAAATATAATATAATATAACAAATTAGGAGATTTAAATGAAAGGTTTTTTACAAGATTTAGTAGCACATACACACACATTAACCGTTTTACCATTAGTTAAAGTAACTGCGACTGCAGCAAATGCAGTGATTGAATCAGTTGCTGAAGACAGATCAGTTATGCTGTACGCAACCACACATGCACCAGTTAGCGGACTAGGTGAATGCATTTTTGGTATGCCAAATTTAAACAAATTAGATTTACATCTTAAATGCCCAGAATATAAAACAGATGCAACTATTAAAGTTGTACAAGAAACTAGAGATGATAAGAAAATTCCAACAGGATTACACTTTACTAATGCTGCAGGTGATTACGAAAATGATTACAGATTTATGAATGAAGAAATCATTAGTGCAAAAGTAAAAAGACCAAAACTTAAAGTAGAAATTATTTATGATGTTGAATTTGTGCCAACCGGTGTAAGTATTCAACGCTTAAAACACCAAGCTGCTGCACACACAGAAGAAACCGTGTTCCAATTGGCAACAGTTAATGACGACTTAGTGTTTAGATTTGGTGATGCAAGTACACACGCAGGATCATTTGTATTCCATTCTGGTATTACTACTACATTAAAAAATACATGGTCGTGGCCTGTGTCACCTGTACTTGGTATCTTAGGGTTAAACGGTGACTTAACTATGAGAGTATCGGACCAAGGATCGTTGCAAATTATTGTCGATAGCGGCACTGCAGTTTACCACTACACATTACCAGCATACACAAAATAATGATAGACATTAGAAAAGCAATGCGCTTACTTGATACAATGTACGTAAGCGCAAACGATAGTATTAAAAACTCAGTTGATAAAATAGTAACATTAGCGCAATTAGATCTACCAGTTGGATCTAATCCAGGACCGTTTGAACAACTACTGAATGATTTTGAAACTATAAAATGGCAATTTGGTGGGATTAAGACCAGTACAGATAAATTTGAAAAATTCATTAATGCACCATACAATGAATTTCAATTTACTAATTGGCTTAATAGCCATGTAACTAGTTTACCAATGTTAGTTACAATGAATAATAAAATTACAAATTTAGAAATAGAGTTAGCAAATATAAAGGAAAAACATGAATCGGAACTTAACAGCGACACAAAGTGATTACGCAGTGTTCCTACCTGCAACGTCGGGATTCTACTCGACGTTTGTTGGAAAACAACGGTATGGCAATTATGTTGAACCGTCACGTATTCCTGCATCGTTTAAAGCAGGCGTAGAAGGCCTTAATTACTTAGAACCCGAAAAAGGTGAGTTTTATTATAGATGGTGTTTGTACTCAGCTGGACATGCAAACTTAGATTTAACTAAACCTGACGAAAGCGAAGACATGTTCCGTAATAGAGACAGAAGCACAAGTTGGGTGTTAGGCGACTCTGGAGGTTTTCAGATTGGTAAAGGTGTATGGGAAGGCGAATGGCGAGATCCAACTAGTGCAGTAGTACAAGCAACAATGGCTGATTGTGTTGCTAAAGGTATCGAAACTGTTCCTGTACTTGATGCAACTGGTAATCCTATAGTTAACAAAAAAGGGGTTGCTAAAACTACTAAGATTGATCATGTTAAACTTTACCAAGCGCGGTTAGATGCTGCTCAAAAGAAAAGAGAGCAAGTATTAGCATGGATGGACGCGTTAATGGATTACGGTATGGTGCTTGATATTCCGGCATGGGTTGAAAGAAGTCCTGCAGGTAAACTTGCAACTGGTATTACAAGTTATGACGAAGCAGTTGATGCTACGATTTATAACAATGAATACTTTATGAAACACCGCAATGGTAACTGTAAATTCTTAAACGTATTACAAGGCGAAACCCATACACAAGCTGATGACTGGTATAGTAAGATGAAAGACTTTTGCGACCCGGCTATATATCCAGATAATCATTTTAATGGTTGGTCAATGGGTGGTCAAAATATGTGTGATGCTGAGTTAGTACTTAAACGTGTAGTGGCTTTAAAATTTGACAACTTATTACAAGAAGGCAAACACGATTGGATGCATTTCTTAGGAACTAGTAAATTAGAATGGGCGTGTTTCTTAACTGATATACAACGTGCAGTGCGCAAATACGTTAATCCTAGTTTTACTATTAGCTACGATTGTGCTAGTCCATTTTTAGCTACTGCTAATGGTCAGGTATATATTACTACAGAATTAGATGATAGATCTAAATGGGTTTATCGAATGGTGCCAAGTGTTGACAATAAAAAGTATGCACAAGATGCTAGACTATTTAAAGATGCAGTAATACAAGATGGCATATTTAATGTGTTTGACCCAAGTCCGTTAATAGATCAAGTAGAAATTAAAGACATTTGTATATATGGTCACGGTGTGCCTAATTGGACAGAAGTTAATAATGATAAGATTGATCATGCTAAACTATTTACAGAACCGGAGTATTTAAATGATCCTAAATACTGGATAACATTAGGTGATGCAAACAAAGTTAATAAGATTGGCAAAACTAGTTGGGATAGTTTTAGCTATGCTATCCTAATGGGGCATAATGTGTGGAGTCATGTTAACGCTGTGCAAAAAGCAAACGAAGCATATGATAATAGTGTAATTCCTCGAATGTTAGTAAATGAAATACATCAGTTTAAACTTGTTAAAGATGTAATTGACGAAATTATTGCATGCCCTGATCAAACAGCTGCAATTAAAATAATTGATTATTATCATCTCATGTGGCGAGGTATTCCGGGTACACGTGGCAATACTGGCAAAAACATAGTTAATATTGAAACTACTACGACTACTCAGTATGTAGCAGAATCAATTATTACAGAAAAAGTTGAAAAAATTAGAAAAGTGTTATTAACAGATCTTACATCACAAGTTAACAACTTATTTGATTTTGATGACGATATTACAGAAGAAGTAGAATCCGATGACTATGAGTTTTCTGAAGAAGACGAACTTACCTTATCTAACCTAGAAGATAGCATTAAACATGAATAGACAGTATAATAACATAACTACTAACACTGCTAAATTTTTTGTTGGTAACGAGGTAGAACACACACCAGCATATGGTTTAAAAACATTGTTTGTTGTTGGTAATCAAACTATAGAAGCAGTACATTATCGGTTAGATGCTGAAGAAGATGTTACACACATCTTCTTTGGTGCAAACCATAGCT